GGCAAGCCAGTCCAGAAATAGACTTGAAAGTCTTCTCCAGCCGCCACAAACGTTTGAAAAGTTGTTGTAGTGTTCCCTTGTGTGTTAACTTGGAAATCCAACGATTCACATTCGCGTCTCGAAAACACGACCGGAGATGTCCAGTCTTGTGTTTTACCAGGGTGAAATCGATCACGCGAGTAAAATGGAGATTCTACCTCCATTGATCTGTTCATATGTCCCATACGAACAGTACACCCATTATGCCCATGGGGTGTTTGCCTATCAAAGAAAGCGTCTCCTGAAGATCTGGTGACGCCATTGAATGAGGCTGCTGAGGGGTTGAGTGGATTGAAAATTCCACTTTTCGTCTCTTTGTAACCCTGGACTCCAGAGCGTGCTGCAAAGTAGACAGGTTCAGTGCCAGTGTTATTGAATCCGATCGGTAGAAACTTACGTCTGATCGATCCTCTCCATCCTTGGAATGCTAGTGTCACCCAGTGGAGAAGAATCGTATTGACATAATTGTAATCGGTTCCCAATGATGTAAAATGGATTGCTCCATTCACACTGCCCCTCAAGAAGGGGAACATTGGCATTCTGATGAACTTTGTAGTTGCAGCAGTTGCATCCAAGCCAATCACATGATGTAGATTATAACGCTTGAGCATCGGGCGAAACGATTTAATCGCTTCCCCAGTGTAAACCCAGTTGAGGTGATATTGGTTATCATACCTTTCACCTAATGAGGTCGACATAGTTTGCTCTGGCGCATCCTTTTCATCAGTGTTTTCAGATTCTGCGACTTCCAGACCTGACTGTGGTTTGAATACAAATTGATTCCAGTCCTGAGTTGGGACAAAGACTTGGAAATCATCTGCCATTGACACATAGACATTAACCTGAATGTCATTGTTAGCAACAGAGTTGGGAGTTGTCAACTCGTTCACAACATATACTCCTATGACGCCGTTTCCTTGTTCTTTGGATGCGTAAGTAGTAGTGGAATACAGTTGTGTAACAGAGTCGACTCCTGGCAAATGTCTGTCCAGGAGTGTAAACTCTTGACCATTGGCTACAGATATAGTGAAATCACTTTTCTCTGATATGTCAACCACTTCCAAATAATTCGTGTTGTACTCATTTGATGCCAAGAAGTTGGGATCGTACACGATTTTGATGCGTCCTTTGTGAAACGCGGATGCAACAATTTGAAAGCGGAAGTTCATCGTACCAGTCCAATAGCGAAACGGCAATGCTGCCATAGCGCAAGCTGGAAAGTGGAATGATGAATTGCCACTGTTGAAAGCCCATGTGACAGGACTAACACGGGCATTCCAGAGAAGTGTCTCAGGTGCGGTACCAATATTCCAATCAAAAGTGGTTAGATATGATTCTCTCTTCGCAATATCTGCAATGAGTAAAGGATCAGCATCTCCAACTCCTGAAATTCTTGGATCAATGGTCAGCTCCTGCTTGTCGTCAAGTGTCAATTTGTCGACTGTATCTGGCAATGTGGTACATGCCAGAGAGGACACAGGCGTTGGTCGATATGGATGTGGCGCTGCTGTCAAAGCGGGTCTTGAATAACCCAGCAGTTTGGCTGCAGAACCAACACCATTCGCCACAGCCTCTGTCGCCAGTGCAAATGGGCGTATGACTGGGACAGTACTCAAGGCTCCGGCTATGGTCGCAACTGTTGTCGCGGGACCTGAGATCATGCCTTTGGTGTTGGCTTCATCTACTTCGTTACCGGATTGTGGAGTCAATGTGACTGACTCCACTGATGTCAAGACTGACAGTTTGACATTCTCAGCCCAGGCGAACACACTGATAGTTACCTTGTCAGATGCGCCGTTGGCATGTTTTAATGGATTAATAGACCTAACGATAAGGTCACCCATCAACACCCAATCAGTTGCTGGAATGTTCAAATTGTTCTTGTGGAAAAAGAACGGTAGTGTCATCTCACCACCTCGTGAAAGAGTGGGATCTAAGAAGAGGTGAGGTTGCTGTGAAGCTTGAACAAGAGTCTCAGAAATCAAACCTGCGTTGGATGACAATGTGTCATAAAAGCCCAACGGTAGATAAGAGACTAGTGCTCTTCCATATTGGAAACCGTTCCCATTGATAACAACCTTGATCTTTAGATCGCATCGCAATAAATTGTAATTTGCGATCCTGTTTGCTACACGTGGGTTGTTGAAATACTCTGCCCACGGATCAATAGATTGAAACAATGTGGTCCCAGTACCCCACTCTATTTCTTCGATCTTGATAGGTCGAGAGAAGAAATTGCCGAGATCGGCATCACTGGAGTCCTGTCCAGTGCGAGTAGGATCGTCTACACTAACCATTTGGTACGAGTAATCTTCTCGTTGGTCAGCAAAACGAATGTTCTGGGACTTTTCCGTCGATGTTTGAGTCAAGTTATAACTCGACTCTGTACCACTTTGTGGCACATAGGGCTCATCAATAGTTGTGAGACGACCGCGAATAAACGTGGTGTTGTCACGAACATGAGTCCTTGTCGAAGACATTGACGATGCGTCTTCGATTTGGTCTTCCTCTTTTTGTGCGCTCTTGAAGCACACTGTCATTTTATGAAAATATGTAGTGAAATTTTGACCAATCCATTTATGTACAAACTGCGTCTCGGATTAAAGAACACAGAGCGAAATGTTTACTTTGGGCAGGGTGAGCCCACAAAGTTCCCCGTTGGGGACCCTAATTACATGCAAAGCCTATGTATAATGTACAAAACATATAAAGATTCAAGACAACACGGTATCCATATACATGTATCAATTTTGCTACCATCAGATTTGAAACTGGGTCGGATTTAACGTCTCCGAAGTGACGGGCATTCACTAAGAATTACTTCTCAGGTGAATATTTTGCATGCCAATCACTAACTCGATCAGTGTAGCTCAGGTTAAGACCTGTGCACATGTGTCGAATGTTAGCACGCGTAGCGACCTCAATCATGAGCTCTCGCTGTTGTTCGTATTTTGCTTCTCCATGATTGAACCATTCACGGAGTGCACCATCCACATTCTGAGCGCAAGCACTCTCTTCTGTGTCTACACAATTCTTTTCACGCATGAAACAGTGCAAAGACTTGTAGATGGATTTGTCGAGGAGTGCACCGACGTGCACCCCAAGTTTGGGATGATAGACACTATCCCGTTTGAGGAATTCAAACTCCTCCCATGGCAAAAAGTCAATCAATTCAGACTCTTTGTCGGGCATAGTATACACTTGCCCGTACTTAGCCAGGAATTCAGAACATCTTTTGATGGTGAACTTGTCAATTTCAGAATTCACGGATCCGATATTATCGTCACCGTAAGTCATGATAGATACATTATCGCGGAAAGGTTTTCTCTCCTCGAAACACGTCGGTGGATATTCATGATAGAAGAAGCATCGTAGATTCAATGATCCGCAGATTCCATTGATAATAACAGTCAAAGAATTACCACTGATGTGGGTTCCTTCTGTCAAACCAATGAGATCTCCGTTGAAAGCAATGTACGCAAAGACAATGTCTCCAGTCATAGCTTCCATGATCGCCAAATCTTCCTCCGAATAGTCACATACTCGTGCGAAATCAATTAAGATCCGCAAAGATGCGAAAATGAGTTGTGCAGGTAACTTCTGGTCATATTTACCATAGTCACCTCCAAACAAACGATCCTTGCCAAATTTTGTTGCATGGCAATGGAATTCTTCCCATTCAGATCCATGTGAGTTGATACCAACCGCACATTCTGAAACCAGGGGGTTCATTTGTAAAACACGTAGTAGTGGCAGGTAGTACTTGCGCACTAACCACGTGAGTGACAACGCATTTCCGTAGAAGATGCGACATTTGTCCTTCGTCAAGATTTCATCTTTCTTGCAAGCTTTTGCAATAGGGTAACCTCTTTCACCACGTCGATAACAATCCTCAATACGTGCAATCTCTTCCATTAGAATGGGTTCGAGTTCACGATTATTAGGCTTGTCTTCGGTGGGCGGTAGTTCAATTACGAACTCACGCTTTGGTCCCGACAAAGGAAACCCAACTGATGTGTTGAGTTTGATGGCATCCATGAATTTCTTTCCTGGTATGCCGCACAGATTTTCATGGTCTGTGAGCGGTTTCGCTCCATTCCACATTTTCTGTGAGAAGATCGTCAGCAATGGTTCCTTATAATCTCTAATTGCAATAGCTAAGAGATCATGATCATACGGATGAGCTGGAACAGCCAAATTAGACAGGCATTCCTGCCATCCGTACCAATCTGGATGCAACTTTGGTCCTCTATATATGTTAGGCACACCACAGACATCAACGATATGTTCGCTGATTGGTGTAACCTTGACAGAGGATTTAGTCACAGAACGACCTGGACAAGCCCCGTAATACTCAATTTGTGAGTCTTCGGGGATGAAGTTGAGAGCACTCTTTGTGTGCAGGGGTTGCCCCCGCACAATTTGTACTCCAAGGACTTCTGTTTTGAAGTCACCAGCGTCGCCAGACAAGACAACGCCCTCAATTTTCCGCAATGCGGAAAAGGCACCATGCAACTGTTGCTGCGTGATACTTCCGTAACACCCTCGTGGTGTTTCGGCGACACCGCCAAGGTGTACGCCAAGAATGGCGCTACCATTGGTATCGGATATCAAAGCGGCACCACACAATCCGTTGAAGGTGTTGATCGTCAAATTACGATACATACCACCTTCAAAGGTTGTTTCAGTTGTAACCACTTGTGGGTCTGTTAGACCTTTGGCAATCATAACCTCACCATCTTTAGCACGCCAAAACATGCGGAATGGTACAGAGGGCATCAAGCCCTGAGGAAAGAAATTTACCAAATTCTTGAAA